TTACCATTATGAAATATCTCAAAGTTATTTGGTTTAATACTTCTTCTAACTTTATATTCTTTTGTGCCAACTGTAAAGTCAACTTCTACAACACAATCACCACCATTGATAGTATTGACCATTTGTTCTTTCTTAATAATTCTAAATGGTCTGTTAAATAATACAAAACACAATGCGTCTAATAATGTTGACTTACCACTACCATTTGTACCTACAATCAATGTAGTTTGCGACATATCAAGGTCAACTACTATTGGTTGGTTACCTGTTGATAAGAAATTCTTATAACTAATTCTTTTAAATGTTATCATTCACTAGCTTCCATATAAAGTTCTTTTGCAAATGCTTTTAACTTTTGTTTATCTAAATCACTATCAACTTGGTCAATATAATTTCCTAAAAATGTCAATGTATCTTCACCTTGGTCCAATATATCTTCTCTTACTGAAGCACCAATATCTGTAGGTTCTTCAATCACATCTACTGCATGTACATTGATAGAGTTATAAAATTTATCCATCAATCTTTCATACATTTCCACATCCGTTCTATTAGATATGTAAACTTTAACAAATGACTTATCATAACTAGATAAATCAAATGTATCATAATTTATTTCTTTATCATTATAAACCAATTTTTTAAATATAGTATCAGTATTTGATACTCTTGTTAGTTCTCTAGTCTCTGTATCAAAAATATGAAACCCTTTAGGGCAACCATAATCTGACCATGTCATTTCGTATTGTGTACCTAGATAATAAATTTGGCCATCATCTGACTTTTTATGAAAGTGACCAGACATTACCTTTTCAAATCTTTTAAACATGGCTTTCTCTTGACCATGGTCATTAAAATGTCCATTATGCATTTCAAAACCTTTTACTTCTAAATGACCCATTGCAATAGTAGCTTGTGTATTGTTTATCTTTTCAACACTATCTGTCTCATTGTCATCACAAATCCAAGGTATAAAAAGAATAGGTAAACCATTGAATTCAACCTCTGTAGTTTTAGTATATACTTTAGCACCTTTGCTAATCTCTAGGTTTTGTAAAGCATTTACTTCGTTAGTATTTTTATAATATGTGTCATGGTTACCAATGATAATGTGTGTATCAATAGTCTCTTGTTCTAACCTATCCCAAAACTTCTTTTTAAAGTTATGTGCTGTGTTATGATTTATAAATTTTCTTCTATCTACCACATCACCTAGATGTATTAATGTATCTATGTTATGTTCTTTTAGATAAGGAAAAAATACATTATCATAAAATCTATTTTGATATTCAATAAATGCTGGCGAATCGTTACGACACCCAAAATGAGTGTCATTTAGTAAGGCTATCTTCACTTCTTTTTTTTCTTTGTTTTTGGTTTTACTTTCTTAGCTGGTTCATCAACCGGCATATTCTTTCTTAAAAACTCTGTAAACTGATTTTTAAATTCTCTATCTTCTCCAGGTTGTAAAACAATATCGTCATAATTTGCTTCTTGAATCATCCTTTGTTTGATTGTTGTTTGTTTCTTTTCTTTCTGGATTCTTCTTATAAATGCATAGTATATTATTTGTGTGAAATATGCAAACGGATTGTTTGATGTTGCTGGATTAAAATTATTTAAATATTGTAAACAGTTCTCTATACCGTCACTAATCATATCATCTCTGTATGTGTAGTTGATAAAATTAGGTCTATACGATAAGTGATTTGCTATCTTTAAAAAACATTCACCGACATAATCGGGTACTCTAGGGTTATTTTTCCCTGCTTTTTTAGCTGCGTCAACTAACTTCTTATACTCAACCATTGCGGCCAAGAATTCTTTGTTGTTGACATAGTGTTCTGATTTCTTTTTTGTTTTTGCCATAATATCCTCATAATACTTTATTTTGCTTAAATTGTCAATGCTGATAGCACATCATTCCACGGTTGACAATAATTTTTTTATGCGTATAATAACGGTGTCCGTTTTCAGAAATACCTTTATATACTCTAGTGTAGCGTAGGTTCATCCTCTTCATCATCAAACTCCCTAAAGATTTCGTTTAATTTTTTATTATCTTCGGGGGTAAACTCTTTTTTCATATAGTTTTCGTCTTTTTTAGGCTTATCAAGACTATCATAGTTCTTAACAATCTGACCATAACTAACTGTCATTTCATTTGACGCATTTGTAATGGTCATTATCTTATCTTTTGGAATAGTAACAATTTTATCACTAGTATAATTTGTCCAACGAATCATAGCAATGTAATCTCTAAACCCCATTGGCGTCATTTGTGGTACATATTTAATTTGTAAAGGTTTATCTAATCTTAATAACGGACCATTATCAGGCAACTGTTTGTCGCCAGTTGGTAGAACGGCAACAATGTCGTCACCGTTTATTAGTTTAATAATTTTAACTGTTTGACTCATTGTTTAACTCTATGTTGTGTATTTCATAATCAAAGTCTTCCTCACTATAGATATTTATCCTTTCTCTAAAGTGATTAAGTGTGTAGTTCTCTTTCTCGTTATATGTTAAGTCGTCTGATATATCATACAAAGTAGCATGTGAATTGTTATCCTTTAATCGTAAACCACGACCAATTGATTGTAAATTTCTTATGCGAGATTTAGAAGGACTAGCAAAAATAATGTTATGCAAATTCCTAATATTAATTCCTGTGCTGAATGTCCCATACGAAGCCACAATAATAGCTCCATCAGCTTTCTCCGTAATTTCTCTAATCTTTTCTCTTTCGTCTGCGTCAACTCCTCCGTGAACATAAAATACCTTCTTATCTTTTGCCTTTTCTTTTATTGATTCGTATAAGTCCTTACCATGTTTTTCTACATACTGAAATAAACATAATGTATTACCATTTAATCCAGCCGCCAAGTTTCGTATAAATTTATTTCTTTTATCTGATTGTACTATGTAATCCATTTCTTCTTGATAGTTCATACCACTAGCATGTTTACACTCAATCGCACCATGTTTTAAAATCAAACAGAATATTTTTAAATCTGCTAACTGTTTCTTTTCTATTAGTTCAGTTGTAGATACAACCTTATTTACAGTACCAAACAAACCCTCTAATACAAGTTTATGTGTTTGTGTACCATCTAAAGTACCAGTTAGACCAACCTTATATGGGCACTTTTCTAATTTTGTCAAGATTTTAGTTAACGAAACTGCCTTAAATAAGTGTGCCTCATCACCTATTATCATACCAATATCTTTAAAATACTTTTTTGGTTGATTGTAAATAGATTGCCATGTAGATATAACGACAGGTTTATTTGTTTCTTTAGAATGACCTTGATATATTCTATGTACATTATTATCAGGCGACCAACCATAATCTTTGAAATCTTTAAACAATTGTTCTACCAATGATGTGGTTGGAACAATAATAAGTATCTTCTTTTTATCAGCCTTTAACCGAAGAATGTTAAACCTAATAAGAAGATAGACAATAAGAGATTTTCCACTAGCTGTGGGTGAAAGTAATAAAGTCCTATTTTTTCTAACTGCATATATAAATGCCTCCTTTTGGTAATCTCTGACCTCTAATGGAATATTTAGTGCTTTGATAAACTTGTCAACCTTTGCCTCATCTACCTTTGTGTCTTGTATTTTAGTACCATCAACAACCTGTACATTATTGTCTTCACACCACTTTAAAATATAAGGGTATAGACCAACATAGATTTGACCTGTTTGATATGAGAATAATCTAATCTTTCCGTCCCACACTCTGTTTCTAAATTGTGGCATAAACTTAAAACCAGGTACTTCAAATGTAAAAAATCCACCTAGTTCTCTTCTTATATCATCATCAGCTTCAATCTTTAAATAGACATCATCTTTCTTGTCTATAATTATGTATCTTGTTAAACTCATACAAATTGTTTCCCTACTACCCAGCCAACTAATGTCTTTCTAACACCACTTAACACAGGATTAACTTTGTGCCAAACGAAAGAAGGAAATATAATCATTGAACCTTTTTTTAACTCAAATTTTTTATAGATATGTTTTTCAGGTTTAGGATTAGGTTTACATAACTCAAAGTCACCACCTGTATAATCGTCTGATAAACATAATGTAAAACTTAATTTTCTAATTAGACCATCATCATATGGTTTAGCATGACTATCTATATGCCAATCATAGTGGTCATCTTTTTCATATATTGAATATTGAAATGGCTCAAAGCCATGAAGTTGAAAGTTCCAACCTGCTGTTTTGTTTGCTCTTGATATAATATCATTTAAAGGAGTTGTGCCTGCTTGTTCTTCATAAGAAAAAGGAGAAACAGATATTTCATCTTCTTTAATCCAAGAAACTTTTGTCTTTCTGGTTTTTTCTGATTTGTCACCATCAAATACTTCAGCATTTGATATCTGTTTTTCTTCACCTAATTTTATAATACTATTTAAAATATTATCTGAAAAGGTGTGTTCTTCTATGTGACAGGTATTTTCTAAATACATTACACAGCACCACTAGTAAACTTACGCCAATCAATTGCATTTTTAATTGTAAAAGTTCTATTAGTGATTTGTCTAATTGTTCTATCTAAAAAATCAATACAAGCATTTAAGTAATCTACTTTTTGTTTTGCCTTTATATACTCTTCATTTGATTGTATATATTGGTCAACATCTTGTCTTAATAGTTTAAAGTTAAATGGCTTTTGTGCATATACAGAGGCGTCTGCCTTACCTGTATAATATTCCCAAAGAGTTCTTTTAGTGTTCGCTAAATCTCCTTCGGCACGACTTAACATTAACTTAAACTTTGTTAAGTGTTTCATATATTTGTTGTGTAATTGAGGTGTTTTAAGTGATTCTAAATCAAGTTCAGTATCGTTGATTTTTAAATCAGTATCAGC